CTGAGTTACGTGCGTGGGCAAGGGACAATGAAATACATGACGCTATAGGAGTGAATAAATATATAACTAACGATAAAGAAGGTTTTTATGCTAATATAGCTATAAGAGAAATAGCAAAAGAATATGGTAATAGTTTGGAACTAGCTACGAAGCAAGCTGATATGATATATCTCAGATTAGATCCTTTGCTAACAGAATTAACAAATGTTATCAATTCTCCTGAGCTGTCGGTTGAGCAAGTAAATCAGGCTATGCAGGGGATAAATCAAGTCTATGATGGATATATACAAAGTTGGGGAATGGACGGTACTTTAGGAGAGGACGATATACAGGAAGATGGAATAATGAGACCTGATGGAGGCCTTCCTGGTGGCGTATCACAAGGAGAACCACTAACAAAAGAAAGTCTAGGGGCGCTTAAATTTACTAGAAATGTTATGAAAAGAATGTCTGAAATAGGCAGAGAAGAACAAGAAAAACTAGCAGAAAAAGCTCTTGGTCCTAAAGACATAGTAGACTTGCAAAAAGGTAGGGTAGACCTTGGTGGTGATAAAAGACAGCTTATACAGGAAAACCTTTGGGGAGCCTTTCCTAACACAACAGAATCCACTGATACTGGAAAAAGAAGTCTAACTGATTGGGAATCTGCAAATTTTGAATTAACTCGAGTTTTAGAAGGTGCAACAACAGAGACTGGTGATCCAATGGCTGAAGCTCAGGCATTAACTGAGTGGGCAAGACAGTCAGTTCAGCCTGATGAAGTTGATTTTAACGCAGCTGGTCTAGGGGGCGGTACTATTAATACTTATCTTCCTACAGCACAACTGGGAGAGTTTACAGTACAAAATATGTATGACCCAGGAACATCTACTTTAAATCGTGATACTTATATTAATATGTTAAAACAAAGAATAAAAGGTATGTCTGAAGAAGAAGCTCAACGTACTGCCAATCTTATGTTTACTAACATGGTTACATCACTACTACTTAGGAAATAAAAATTGATTAACCCATTTTTACCTAACGTGGATGGGGAAAATAAAAAGTCTCAATCAGAAACTTTAATAAATCCTTTTCTACCTTCTAAAAGTAGTTTATCTACTAGTTCTACAACTGGTGTAAACCCTTTTCTTCCTTCTCAAGGAGGGGACGTTGGAGGATACGCTGGTCCTGAAGGGGGTCGTACACCTTTAAATGTATTAGCGGCTATGCCAGGTACTGCTGAAGGTATCATAAAAGGCGGTCTTGCTTTTGGAATAGCCACTCCTTATGCTACAGTAAGAGCAACATTTAATGCTGCAGTACAGGGAGAGATAGACGCCTATCCTAAAGAGTTCGAAAGAATACTACACGAAACTACATCTGGCGTGAGTTTATTTGGAATAAAGCCCTTTGAAGCACAAACTGAGGCTGGTCAAAGATTTCTTCACATGTTAGATGAAAAAGTAATTAGACCAATAAGTGATCATTTCAAAACTAAAGCTGATTTAGTTTTTGAAGCTACAAACAGCCCAGCATTAGCTACAGCTGTAAGAACAGCTGGAGAACTTGTTGGATTGTTAACTCCAATAGTCGGAGTTAAAGGAGCAGCAAAACTAACCTCATCTATTGTAGATAAAATTCCCGCCAAACCAATAAATATCCCAGGAACTGAAGTAGGTCTTCCACTAGGAAGAAAATATTATGAGGATCCAAGAAATCTAATTACCTTTAAAGAATTTGATGCTGAGTTTAGAAATACAATTCCAAAAGGTGAAACTTATAATGAACAAGCTTCTAAAGACATGTATGCTGAATTTAACAGAAAAGTAAAGGAAGCTAAAGAAGAAGGTGTAAGAGAAGAAGATGTAGAAATTATTAAAGAAGATACACCAGTGCAAGCATCTGCTGCTGAAAAAACTATAGATCCAGGAATATTTTTATCTTCTTTTTCAGGTCTTATTAATCCAAGAACTAATAAACCTTACACTGATTCTGTTATAAAAAGAAGGTTTACAAAACATGTAAATGATTTTAATCGTCCCCCACCAAATAAAATTGGTGAATATCAAAAACAGCCCAAAAGAGAATATCGTATGGGAACTGCTAAAACTTATCAAGAAGCTCTTCAAAAAGATGCTGCAACGAAAGAGATGAATAGACTTGTTGAGCAGAGAAAGAGAGAAGGAAAAACATTAGATGAAGGAATTACTCAAGAAATAGCTACTAAAATACTTGAGGTAGCTCAAAAGGCTGTGTATTCACCAGCCTCAAAAAAAATATATTCCGATCTTAAAAAAGGAGCGGGACAAGCAGAAGCAAAAGCACTTGCGAAGGGAGAAATAGAATATGTTCATGGCATTAGTGCCAAGGGTGTTGTTAGTAAGGGAGCGAAGTTTTTTTCTAACTATGAAGTACTTCAATTAATGGAAAAAGCCGAAACAAATAAAATAGTTCTAGAATCTGAATTTGCAAAAAAACTTAAGGTTGAAGATAGCATACTTAAAGATCCTGAACTTACACCTGAGTCTATTAAAGAAATGACTAGTGGTAGATTTGACAAAAGGCAAGCTGACCAAGAAGTACAAAAAACTATTGCTAAAGGCCCTAAAGAAGTAAAAGCTTTGTCTCCTAAAGAAACAATGGAAGCATCTCCTACAGATAAACTTATCTTTGATTACACACAAAGGATGTGGGAAAGAGAGGGGGGTTGGCAAGGGAAAGCAAGATCATTTGGACAAGATATACTTCCTGATAATTATGGGGAATTGCTAAAAGATATAACTAAGGATAGCGCGGAGATACCTTTAAAAACAGATGCCCCAATAAAATACAGAGGCTTATCAAGAAAAGAACAATCAAAATTCTCAATACTTGTTGATGGAACGATGTCCAAATCAATATCTTTGATGAATGAATGGCGAAATATTTCTCCTACGGCTGCAAAAATTATAGATAGTATAGCTCCACCTGATTTACATCTTACCATGTATGATTCAAAGAGGGGTCTCCGTAGACCAAGGAGTGCTGATTCTTTTCACGGAGAAAAGGCCAATGTAATTGGAAACCTTATGACTGGTACTGTTGAATCTCAGGGCTTTAAGGGATTAAATGAAATATTCCAAGATCTTAAACCTACGTGGTTTCCTGGAGTACAACAGTTAGTTAGATATGGTGGAAAAAGAATATCTGCAAAAAATAACTTAAAATTAATTAGAGCTGTGAGAGGACAAAGGGAAGCTCCAGCGGGTATGTTAGGAAAAAAAGTAGGAGAAATGAAAACATTACTTGCAGAGGCAGATAAATATATAAAGAAAGTATTTCCTGATCATGAAACTATTAAAAATTATTTTCCTCAATCTTGGGATCAAGCGATAGTAAGAAAAAATCAAGATCAATTTACAAGAGATCTTATTGATTTCCTGGAACAACCAAAGATGAATAAACATTTTGTGGACAGGTATGGTAAATTTGAGGTTAATGGACTTGCTCAAGAAATGACCCTTAATATTATAGGAGAGGGAAGATCTCTTGCCAGTAATAGAGTAGATGCTGTACTCAGGGATATAAAAAATATGACTGGTAAAGAAAACATAGGAGAAATAAAAGCATTGGCTAAGAGAGCTAGTGGTGTTGACCATTCTAGAATTTTAAGAGATTTACCACTAGAGACATTTGAAAAATATATGAAGAACGATGCTTATGAAGGATTGCAATTTTATCTTGAGGAAACGGTAAATAGGGTAGAATGGGCAAGACGCTTTGGTGAAAATAATGAATTATTATACAAAGGTTTAGTGGATGGTATAAAAGAAGCTAACGCCAAAGGAGTTGATATAGAAGGATTTAGGGTTGAGCGTGTTCTAAGATTAGCAGAAGCTATGCAGGGCGTATATAAGATGGGTGGTCACAAAGGATGGATAAGATTTCAAAGACTTTGGACTAATCTTTTAAATGCTGCGTTACTTCCACTAGCTACTGTAGCTTCTCTTCCCGAAGCAGCATTACCCTTATACAATGGTGGTTTTAAAGCTTACATGAAAGCAATGCCTCCAACAATAGGATCAGTAATGTTGATGTTTGGAAGAGCTATAAAAAAAGATTTTAGAGGCACAGATAAAACTAGACAGATGATTATTGCTGAACAGATACGAAAAGCTGGTGACGTAGCAACAATGGAAAGAATGAACGCTTTGTTCCAAGGTGATACAAGCGTATTAGGTAATGTTGTATTTCGTTTAAATCTACTTCACTACTGGACTAAGTGGATGAATCATTTAGCTGTAGGAACTTATGATGCAATGGTAAGGGATTATTTTAAAGCTAGGGTAGCTGGTAAAAAAACTGGTCTTGTAAAAGGCGAAGAAGTTCGCATGGAAAGATTGATGGAACATTATGGGTTGGACATTGCTGAAGGAATGGCTTGGGCTAGAGCCGAGGCACCACTTAAGGGACCCTTCTTTGAAAAGTTAAAACGTGGTGCTCACATGTTTGCTGAAGATTCAGTACTAACTCCTAATCCATCTACACTGCCACTATGGCATGCTAATCCTAATTTAATGTGGTTAAGACATCTTAAATCATTTCCAACACTAATTGGTAACAGAGTTATTGCAAAGTGGGGAACGGAAACTTATAAAGGATTTCATGACCAAGGAATGCCAGTATCGGGAGGAAGAGCTGGTATGTATACATTAGGAACTGGTATGTCCCTTCTTCTTGTTGCCGATTTATCTAATGATATAACAGATTTTATAAGGTATGGGGATAAAGGTAATCCTTTATACAAAGAAAGATATAAAAATTTCTCTGAAAGAGAAATAAAGATATTACGAGCCGTAGAAAGAGCTGGTATGTTTGGCATGGGTAACTTTGTATTTGATTCTCTATTTCACTCATACACAGGCACGGCTGGAGTATTTTTAGGACCATCAGTAGCTAAGGGAGATGCGTTAATAGCAAAAGCACTAATAGGTCAAGGAATTATTAAACAAAACCCTAAAGGACTAGCAAGAGAACTTGTTAAGATGACCCCAGTATTAAACGTTAATACAGAAATACGAGAAGAAGCTATTAAAGTGTTAGAAAAATTTCTAAGAGAAAATACCTTTATGGATAAAGGCTCAAAATGGAGAAAGGCTAGATGATTCATAAACATCCAGAAGCTGTTGTCAAAGCTATAGATTTCGTAACCTATAGTTGTTCGGGGTGGGCATGTATTGCTGCTTATATAAATCATTACTCAACTCTGTTTGCTATTGGCATAGCTTTTTGCTCACTACTTGTAAGTATTTATTTTAAACAAAAGAATTATAGATTAGAGAAAAAGAAACTAGAGGCTATGTATGGAACTGACGCTAAAGAGAGTAACTGAGAATGAAGACGCTACATTTGGTGTATTAATAAATGGCAACACTCCATTTGCTGTAACCCTAGAACCATCTTGGGAAAATAATAAAAAAGGTATAAGTTGTATTCCTTCGGGACCATACAATTGTAAAAGAGTCAAGTCTCCTAAATTTGGAAATACATTTGAAATATTAGACGTAGCGGAAAGAACACATATATTGTTTCACAAAGGGAATAGTGAACGTAACACACAGGGATGTGTACTTATTGCTGAAGAATTCGGTAAACTAAACGGAAGGGCTGCAGTACTTGCTAGCGGAAGGGGGTTTACGGAGTTTATGTACATCTTACAAGACGTAGATGAGTTTGATTTAATTATAGAGGATTAGAAATGTTACAAGCACTTATAGGACCAGTAGCTTCACTACTGGATAAATTTATACCCGATGCTGATACTAAGCAGAAGTTAGCATATGATATAGCAACCTTAGCTGAGAGACAAGCTCACGAAATTGCTATAGCACAAATAGAAGTAAACAAAGAAGACGCCAAAGGTAATTGGTTTCAAGCGGGTTGGCGACCAGCATGTGCGTGGGTATGCGTAGCTGGGTTTACAGTAAATTTCTTAATTTCACCATTAGCAGATCCATTTGGAATCATGGTTCCTCAGGCTGATATAAGTACGATGATGCCTGTGTTATTAGGTATGCTTGGATTAGCTGGTGCTAGAAGTTTTGAACGTGTTAAAAAGGTTGGAAAATAAAAGGAGTAATAAAATGAAATTTGATGA